ATTCCTTAGTAGTGACAATCTTAGGTTTACCTAAGGTACTATAGCCATTAGTCTTAGTAATCTTGGATAAGTCCTCCCAAATATGTGCAAGCACATCATTGTAACTCTCCCCCCAATACTTACCTAATAAATCAAATGTTCCTCCTTTATCTTTTGTAGCCAAGTCTGTCCAATGTATCTTCTGACCATCTATGCTATAAAAACCAAAGGATGGATGGTTATCAGGTCTTAATGGACTTGATATAATACAGGGAACATTACTTACCCCAAAATAATGGTTCAGAATGTCTAATTCTGATACCTTTGATAAAATCTCTTCTAATCTGATATTAGGTTTACCAATACTAATAGCCATAGTTCTAAATCTTTATGTTATTAACCCCAAGGAGTTGATGCAGGAGCTGTTGCTGCTCCTAATGGGTCATCTTCAGCAGCAGGTGTGAAAGTTGTAGCTTCTACTACATTTTCATGCAAAGGTTGAGTTGAGAACTCAGTGCCCGGAGCACCACCTGCATTCTGGAACTCTGTGATTGCAGCATCAATCTTGCTATAATCTGTTACAGCATTCTTTGCAAACTTCCTTGTGAATACAGCCTGATACTGTCTTGTACCATTTTCATTATCCACAGTTCTGATACCTACAGCACCTTTAACTGTATAAGCAGCAGCAAGAGTAACAAGCTCTTTAAGCTCTTTTACATCACCCTTGAATAGAGCTGCCATATCAAGAGAAACTTCACTGTCATCAGTGTTCTCTTTCATCACCCAAACCTTGTCCTTATATACAGCAGGACCCGGAATATTCAACCACTGAATAAGGAAATCAATCAAGAATTCCTCACCTTGCCATGCAAGTCTGTAGTCAGCACTGATATTGGCTGGTCCAAAACTGTATTGAGGAATAGCTTTGGATTGTACTTCCTCCTTTGTAGCCCAAGCAGTTCTACCAAACTTATCAATAATCTGACATTTACCACTGGTCTGACCTACCCTGTAATCCTTAGTCAGCATAAAGCTGATAGGAATAAGCATTTCAATACCATTGTTCAGTTTGGCACCAGGAGCAGTCTTACCATAGAATACTACTCTCACTTGTTCCTTACCTTCATCAGTTTTACCAACATATTCAGGCTCATTCTCAAGCTCTCTACCTGTAAGAGCTTCTAACTCTGCTTTAGTAGGATTTACAGCTACAATATTGAATGCAGCCATACCTTTGTACATCTTGAAAGAACCTTCAACTGATTCTTTACCTACCTTCACAGCCATGAAACTTTTGTTTAAATTCTTCATCTTAAATTACTGATTTATTTTTTTTTTTTGTGTGATTAATCTTTGAAAGGCATATCATCACTGCCCTCTCCAAAAGGATTTGCAGATGTTTCTACAGCTTCTTCTGCTGCAACTTCCTCTGCCAATGCAACTGCCTCAGATGCAGGTACTTCTACCTCACCTACAGCTTCTTCTGAAACTTCTCCTTCTGGAGCTGCTTCTGTTGCTTCTGCTACTGCCATGATACCAGCAAGAACTTCCTCAGAAGTGAAACCACCAGTCATAGTCTTGATAGGAGCTTCAAAGCCTTCAATGGCTTCATTGATTGTAGTCAATTCTTCCTGTGCTTTCTCAATCTTCTCTACCAGTTTGTCTCTTTTGGTTCTCAAACTCTTAGTGTTCTGAGCTGTTCTCTTTACAATTGCAAGCTCAAATCTTGATAATTCTCTATTCATAATGTTTAATTTATTAAAATTATTTGTCTTTGCCCTATTTCATTGGGTTTACTTTGTAATTTATTTATGGTGTACTTCTTCTCATAATACTCTAATGCTTCCATTAAATATGGCTGGGGCATACCTATTCCCATAATAGTCTGTATAAAAGTTACAGACAATTTAGGGTCTTTACCATGCTCAGTGCAATAATCTAATAGAAGATTGGCAGCATCTTCTCCAGTCAGTCCACCAAAGGCTACAAGCCTACTAATCCTGACTACTTCATCCCTATCCATAGTATTCCTGTGCTTTTTCAACTACAAGACCCAAATCATTGGGAATATATAGAGGAAACATGCCAACAGGAGACTTTGCAGGATATACCCCATCATCATTGGTAACAAATTCTCTGATAGATTTCTTCTCCTTTGAATCAAAAGAAGATTTACCATAGAGAACTACTTCAAACTTACCCTCAGGAGTAATATAGGAATCAACCATGTTTCCAGTACTCTTGTATTTATAAGAGATACTATCACCATTCTTGTCTTTATACTCTTCATAATGAGCAAGACAAATCATGTTCTTGTTTTCTGGAACCAAGTTGATTGCATCAAAGATAAGACCCATACCATAACCAATCTGTTTGGGAGTGTCCCAACCACCTTTCATTGCATTCTTCATATAGAAATCCTGACTGATGTAATTCATATCATCAAGAACTATATTAGTGTAAGGTGACTTAGGATTAGCCAAGGTCTCAATAATTTGAGCAACTTCCTTTGCATCATTGGTGATAATCCTGTTACCATTGGCAATTTCCTTGAAAGTAGTTACCTTGTACTTACTTCCACCACCTCTAAAAGGCAAAGGCTTATTCACACAACTTATCAAATAAGTCACTTTAGGGTCTAACCCTTTCAATCCAAGCTCAGGTATCCCTCCAATAGAGGTAGATTTACCAAAGCCTGACTTTGCTAAAATCAATGCTTTCATTCTTTCTTATTTACAATTTTAGTCTGCAAAGGTAATCAATTTAACTAACCTATGCAAATTCATCTTCCACTTTCTTACTCTGGCTTTTCTTATAGAGACATTCATGAAAGTGTAGTTGGTCCTCCTTCTTACAACTGTCTCAATATACTCAAGACATCTTTCAAGTTCAGGCTTATTATTAGGTAAGGGAAGCTCATTAAATGTACTTACAGCTCCATCAAAGAACAGTGGACATATTTGACCTCCTGCTCCATTATCCCTATCCTCAATAACCTGCATAAACCTAATGTTGTTTTTGAATTTGGTCACATCATAACCTTCATATTCCCTTAGACCATACTTAAATGGACTATATAAACCAAGCACAAGATTTGCATCCCTTGTAGTGGTCTTACAATCTGCAAGACCATCTGATGATGGCATCATCTTATTCAACTTCTGATTCTCAATTCCTTCCTGAGTCTGAGCTTGATGCTGGATTGCAGTAATATTAAAATCAAACTGGTCTCTTTGAGTGATGAAATATTTACTCATCTTCTCAATAGTCTGCATTTTATTCATACCACTCTCCTGCATAAGATTTGAGAAGTTATCCAAGATAATTTCTACATATTCATCCTTATCATCTGGTTCATAATAGTCTACTACATCTCTCTCCTCTTCAAGTCCAACTTCATTCTTCATGATAACCTTCTTAAAGTGGAACTTCCCTCTACTCAAAGCAAAGTTCCTACAATACTTGTTAATACCAGTAGGATTCCTCTCTGAATCAATATAGATTATAGTTTCCTTAAACTTCCGGATATACACTTGGTATCTCTCAGATGCAAGCAAATCTAAAATCTCCTGAGGAACTGGTCTATCAGCAGAAGTACTCTTCAAGTCAGTTGGACTTATTCTTACTCTGTCAAGCCTAAATAATAGGTGACATAAGAATTCATAGAACTTCTCTTCTTTACCCATTTCAAGGGTAAAATAGAGTATCTTCAACCTTAGTTGGTCAGGGTGCTCAATTGCATAGAAGAAGGGTTCATAAACAAGCATATAGTCAGCAAGTTTTGATTTACCAACCTTTTGATTTGCAGTAATAATATTATACCTTCTTTTCTCTATTCCGGGGAGCCACACTCTTAATCTTGGGAAAGACAATGGAATACAATTTATCTTGCCATCCAATATCCTCTGTCTTCGGAGTATTAACTTCTCAAGTGCCCTATCAAATGAATCCTTCTCTTCCATAGCTTAAACCAATGTACTTGTCCAATCATTAGTGAGGTCATTCTCCTGACCAGCATTCTCAATGTAATTAGCCAGTTCTGAGATAGGCACTTTAGTACCATCCTTTACCTCTTCTTTCCAAATGAAATATTGAAGTAATCTCATGAACTTATACTCTCCATTGAAGCCAGAAACATAGGCTTGAGTTGCATTGATGATTTGTTCATCAGTATAGTCATTCCCATATTTCTTAAAGAAAGTCTGTAACTTTCTCTTAATGTCAGTTTTATTTCCTCTCCAATACTGGTTATTGAAATTCTTTCCTTCTGGATAAATGGATTGAAGTTGAGGTACTAATGCTTCAATTCTTTGATTGAAGTCATCAGTCCCCACAGACTTATCAGAATCAAGGATGATGTTATTAACCATATCATTCCCCTTAGAGGTTACAAATAACCCCTCTGGTTGAAATAACCGGTTATAAGATGTACTGATAAATCCTTTTTTCTTCAATTCACTTTCAGCAACATGAAAATCTACATTGTTTTGAATAGCTATCATAAGTAGGACCTCTCCAAGAGAAAGACCACTCTTCTTAATAACTTTATCATTCAATGAGATTGTCATACTACTATCCAATCAGAAATTCAACATGAGCTTCCTCAACCTTCACAGCCTGTTCACAAGCCTCTACAGATTCATTCACAAGTGCAGCACAGTTCAAGAAATATTTCTCAATTTCCTTGTAAACCTTTGCAGCAGTAGCAAATGCCTTACCCTTAGCTCTGGATTCTGCAATCCTCTTGCCTGCTTCTTCATCAAAGCTGTCTTCTTCATTGCATCTTGCAATAGCTCTTACTTTGAAAGTGCCATTGTTAGATACAAGTGGAAGATTATCCCACATAATAGGATAAATATCATCCCATGCAGGATGTTTCTGCAACTGCATATCACACTCCAGAACACAAACTACTACCTTATTCTCAGGATTGACAACATAGTTTGCTTTAGTAATTTTAACTCTGTTTCTCATACTTTTATTTCACTTAAATTTGTTTTCACAACTAACTCTGGATTATAGTCCTCAAGCATTTTCTCAACCAACTCTTCTTCCCTTGTACCACTAAAGTATGGGATAATGATGATTGGGTCCTTATGCCTGAGTATTCTACCCAGCCTTTGTTTTATGATAATATCACTGCTGTTAAGATTGGCATATAAACCAACCCTACAATCTACAAGATTCATACCTTCATTAAGCATATTACAAGCTGTAATGTGGTCAATCTTCTTGTGATTGAACATATCAAGTATTATAGAGGATTCCTTGTTTTTACTGTTAATACAGTTTTCCCCTAATACTTCTGTCTGCTCAATAGAGCTACAGAATGTAAGCACCCTCTCAGAACTCAGCTTCTCCAGAAGAGATAAGATAATAGGGTTCTTTAATTGTGAAAGGAATTTGAGCCTTTGACCTGCAAGGAATAACCACTTTGTCTTTACTCCTTCATTTCTTGTTCTCATATACTGCCTTTTCCAGAACTCTATTTTATTCCCCAACTCTTGGACATACTGATATGCAGTGCATTTAATATGCACCTGAACTGATTTATCCCTAAGATATGACCATCTGTCTTTATACAGGCATTCTCTAATGATTCTTGCCTTAGGATGCTCTATCATTGTATGTACAGCATGTGTATTATCAAGGTCAAGAGGTATAAGAAATACTCTTGGGTCAGGAAGGATTTCATTGTCTATAGCCTCCTTCATCTTCACTGTATAACACTGAAAATCAGGAAACAACTGACCAAGTTCCCACTTCATATCTCTGGTAACTGTTGCTGAAAGCATGATAGAGTGAGATATATTCATAGTAGATACAAATTCCCTGCATCTTTCTGACATGTGCTGTACTTCATCAAATATAACACAATCCCATTCTGATTTTACATGCTTATTCAATCCAACATAAGTACTGAATTGCAATATCTCAAGCAAGTTCTCAAATCCCCACTTAATAAACTCCTCTTTCCAGTTGTTTATAAGCATTAATCTGGGTACTACTATAAGGATACTTTTAGGTGTATCCCTTAAAGCTAAATCAATTCCTATCTTTGACTTACCAAAGGAAGTAGGTAACTCACAGAGTATAGCATTACTCTTTATATTCATTATCTCTTCCTGAGCCTGTTTTCTATCCATATCTCTTGACAATATTCTTTAGTTTTGTTATATATTGCGGGTCTTCCGCATAGCCTATTTCCTCCAAGAATTTATAATAATCATCCGGGGGTTTGTATCTATACTGTATGTAATTAAGATAAGCAACTACACTCTCACTCCAGTGATTGAACTTATAATAGTCTTTTGACCTACTATTATATAGTCCAAACAGGTTATTATATTCCCTGCATACCTTAGACCTAAAATGACCTGTCTCAAGTATAGCCTGTGCATACACAATATTCTTGTGTTTCACATTATAATACTCAAGGACTGCCATCAAATCATCATCAGGCTTCTCTGAAAGTAAGAACTCTGGTTGCTCTAATCTCAATACATCTACCTTTTCAGGTCCCCTGTGCTCTTCTTGGTAGTCTATATAGTATAAACCATACAGACCCCCAATTAAAAAGAGCATAAGGATATTATACACCTTTTGCTTCATAACATTTGTTTTATATTTTGCAATCCACCATCAGTCCACACTGAGTATGTACCTGTTACAGGCATCTGACATACATAGTTCTTTGACTTGTCTGCATCTTCTCATAATGCCCCTGCCATTGCAATCATAAGCACAGCAACAACAGCAATAATAATACCAATGATTTTCTCTTGGTTACTTGGATTTTGATTTCCCATCTTTTTTTTCTCTTTTTAATGTTAGTTTTCCTTTTTACTTGTTTCTTCTCTTCCTGAGACACCATCCAATAGTAGAATGGAATACACAGGTAGGAGAATTTGATTTCTCTGTTTGTTATTTTCCATTTGTCAAATAACTGTCCTATCACCATTATATAGTATATAACAGCAAGAACAATAAAAGCAAGAAGTAATACTCTACCTTCTTATATCAGTATCTCTACTGCTGCTAAATTTATCTCTATGCACTGCCCAAACAGGCAATAACATGTAGTTTCTTTTAACAGACACCCAAAGTTTTCCAATAAATAAAGGTCCGGTAGTAGAAGCTCTCTTGAAGAGATATGTAGTAATAGGCTTGAATTGCTCTAATACATCCATTTTT